TCAGGCATTCCTTGTGTCATTTGTTGCCCACGTGATTGGGTTTGTTGTGATTGTTGTCTAGCAGCCGAACTCATTTTTTCTTGTGCAGATTGAATTTCTTGTTGTGCTTGTTGCATGTATTGTTCCAAGTGTTGTTGTCCACTTTGAACATTCACTTGATTGATGATTGATTTTGCATTTTCAAGATTGGTCATTGCCTGTGAAAGTATTTGTTGATTTTGTGCAACCTGTCCTGTTTGCACGGCTTCAGATGAATTGTCATGATGTGCCTGAATGCCTGTTTGTGTATTCTGTTGGTTGAACAGTTCTTCTGCAACCTGAATTTCTTTTAAAGGAACCACCTTGCCATTCACCACGGTTTTTGCTTCATTACGTTGTTGAATCTGTTGTTCAACCATTTGATTGTTGGCTTGATTGTTCGCTTGATTAGATGCTTGATTAGTTTCTTGAATGTTTTCTTGATTGAATTTCTCATTTGTCATTTTCACAATCCCCTTTTTCATTTGATTTATTAGATTGCAGGTGTGATGGTCACAAGTGCAAATGCTTCAGGCTTTGTTGGTTTTCCGTCAAAACGTCCTTTGCCACGGAATGCCATTTGATCCTCAACAAATCTTACATGTTCACTGTTGTCAATTGTGATGTTCTCACGCTCAACAAGTGTGTACTTGTCAAATTCACCATATAGAACTGTGTCAACAGGCATATGGTTTGAAAATGTTACTGGAATCCCAAGAATGTCAGGACGAACAAGGTTTGGTAATCTTCCAACCACTTCACCATCACCATTGACATTGATGGTCATTTCAAGGAAATATGCATAGTACGTGCTTCTTCGCATAATGGCACGGATTTCACCAACCACATCATCACCTGTGTCAATCAGTCCAATTGGTTTCACGTATTCTGAAATTGGTGAACCTTCAGGCACGGTCACACGATTTTCTGCAGGAATAGATGGCAGGATTCCTGTTGGTTGTTTCCCTGCAAGTCCTGTTCCTGAAAGGATAGACAAATCAAGTGCAAGGGCAATTGCACGTGCAATTTTCTTTGAAACATATTCATCAAGGTTGATGTAATTTGCATCTGATAACAAGAAGTTATCAACAAAGGTGATTTTCCCAACCTTAAACCCATCAAAATCAATATAGGCAAGTTGTCCTACATCACCAACAGGCAGACTTGAACTTTGTTCAACCCATGTTGCAGGTGTGGTGTCAGTATCAATCAGAATACGTGCCGTTCCTTTTACTTGGATACGGTCAACAAGGGTATAGATATTTGAATAATCACCTAACATATCCATGATACGATTCACAACAACTTCAGGAATTAATAGTTCCCCACCTGTCACGGCACGTAAATTTTTAAACTTTTCGTAGAACTCAATAACATCACTTCTTTTGTAGTATTCCCCTGTTTTTAGTAATTCTCTTACCTGCATACGGTTCATTCCTTCAACAACCCCTTTGTCACGTTTCTGATTTTGCTTTGTCTTTGATTCACGTTCTTTCACATCTTCAAGTTCTGTTTCAAGGTCTGTGATTTCTGCTTCAATCGTTTTCTTTTCTGTTTCCACACCATCTTGTTCTGTTTCAATTTCAGTGATTTCTGCTTCAACAGTCTTGATATCTTCTTCTGTTTTCGCTTCTTCCAAGGCTGCTTGGGCTTCATCACTTCTTTTTTTGATGGCATCCATCTTTGTTTCAAGTTCTTTCAATTTGTTTCTTTTAATCTCAATAGTTTTTGCAATCTTAAGTTGTTTTAACATTTACTTTTTCAATCCCTTCAATCTTTTTGATAGTGCATCTTTCTTTTCTTGCAATTTCCTATTTTGCATTTGTTCCACTTGTTGTTCCCTTGCAAGAACTGTGGTGTTTTCATAAGCAGGAAAAGTGACAACAGATATTTCATGCAAATCTATATCGTTGATTCTCCATCTGTATCCACCACTTGCAAGTTCTTCAAGGTCTTCATCTATGATGTTGAATCCAAAGGATGCTTGGTCAATATCCCCACGTGATACAAGTTCATATAGGTCTTGTGCATATTGGGTATTGGGCAATTTTATGATTCCAAATAGTCCTTTTTCATCTGCCTTCAATTCCAATGAACCGTTCTTACTTCTTCCCAAAACATATTGTGTGTTATGGTTCCAAAGGGCACGAACATCTTTTGACAATGTTTTGTCAAATGCCCCCTTGGTTATGATTTCATAAGAACCTTCAAACAATTCTGTTTCAGATTCATACAATGCAAAATACCCCTCAATGATTCTTTCTTCAGGGGTTGTTTCATCACGTGTGATTTTGAATGATGTCCTAAAATCACGGATATTTTTTTGCCTATTCAATTGTTTCTTCACCACCTTTCAACTTCTTTTGATTGCCCACATCTGCAACAGGGATATAATTTTCAAGGACAACAAACTCATTCAACCCATCAACAGGTGATAGGTCAAAACTGTTCCTTCCTTCATTCCTGTTCATCATTCCACCTGCAACCATTTCTTTCACATGGTTTGTCAATTCTCCCAAATCATATTGCATCAAGGATTTTGCATTGAACCTGAAATACCATGTTGGGGCATACACAAGTTTCTTTGTCATTTCCTGTTCAATCACTTTGGCAATAGGCATTATCACTGTACTGATGAAATTGTTGTATTCATCTTTGTTGAATGCACCAACCCCCACCATAAATGCAGGAACACCAAATGCACTTGCAATTGTTTTCTTGTCAAGTGTGATGGAATCTTGGATTGCCAAATCCTGAAGGGACAAGGGACGGATTTCACGAACATCAATTTCTGATGCAGGAACAATCCAAGGTTCACCCTGTTCTGTATCTCCCAAGTATGAATTCAAAATCTTTTCACGTTCTTCTTTTATCTGCATTCCTTCTGCATCTGATTCAACCTTGATTATCAGGGACGGTTTCCATTTAGATTGCAGGAATCCTGTCTTGGTTGCATTTGCTTGTACAAGGTTCCCAATCGTATCCTTCACAATGGGAATGAACCCCTGCCCTTTGTATGGCAATAATTCATCAGGAATCAAAACAAAGTGCAATAATTCATCAGGATCAAACTTTTGCATTTTATATTGGATGTAGTAGGATTCAGTATTCCCATAAAAAGAAACACTGTTGACATCCCAAATAGTCAAGTTGTTTAACAGTCCATCTTGAACCTTGGGCATCACCACTGCATTGCCTGTTGAAATCAAATCAGAAACAATCTTGTATATAAAATTCTTTCTTATCATGTAGTGATTAGGATACACATCAATCTTTTTTGACAATTCATTTTTCAATCTGATGTCACCATCATTGCCGTTTTCCATCAACATGATTGTCATACTAGAAACAAGGTCTGCAATCTTATGGATGCATTTTCTTACTTCTTCATTCCTTGTCAATGGGATATAACCTGCAGGAACCAAGATGTTTTCTGCATCATTGCCTTGCAGCCAAAAGGCAACAGGTGTCTGTCTTTTCTTCATTACTTTCTTTTTCCCAAACAAAATTTCACCACCTTTCAATCAAACCAAGTGTTCACTTTTCTGCTTTTGTCCCGTGTGATGATTGCTTGTTTCACGGCAACAACAGTTGCATCAAACAAGTCAATTCTGAAGTTGTCACCAACCTTTTCAAATCGAACACGTTCTTCTGCATCTTCTGTTGCTTTGACATTTGAAATACAATATTCAAATGCCTTTGATGAAAGAAAGGTGAACTGCCTTGCCTTGATTTTTCTTTCCATTTCTCTGAAGGCTTCAGACTTCTTCCAAAACTGTTGTCCTGCTTCTTCCATTTTAAATTTCTGCTTTTCCATACTTCTGACAAAATCCCTTGAATTGTATTTGTCAAATGCCACTGCTTTGATTTTGAATCCTTTGTTCCTCATTCCTACAAACCATTTCACAACTTCTTCATAGTCAACCAATTCACTGTTGGTCATTGTCAACCAACCTTTTTCCATCCACCAAAAGAATGGGATGTTGTCTTCTTCTGCCTTTGCCTTTGCTTGTGTGATGGGAATGAATCCGTGTGTGATGGTGATATCAATATCTTCATACCTTCCATAAATACATGCACCTGTCAAATCGAAAACCTTGGATAAATCTGCCCCACCAAACCATTGAACATTTTTCAATCCTGCAATTTTTTCAATTGGGATTGGTTGATCCTGTGGAATGTTCAGTTTCTTTTTCAATTCCACTTGGGCATCTTCATCAGAAACCTGAACTTCACCAATATCAAAATAGGCAGACATTGTATTGGTATAGATGTTCAAAGACTTATTCAGAAATTCACTTCTTGCACTTGGGTCATTCTGTGCCTGAAGGGATTCTGCAAGAATGTCCTGTGCCCTGATGGTCACTTCATAGTTTGGGTTTGCTTTCTCATGTTCAATGGGATTGGTATAATCATCAGGATTGTCTGCCTTGGTTATGAAAATGAAATACTGTTCATCTTCAACTTCTTTGTTCAAAATCTTTTGGCAATAGGTCAATCTTTGAAAGCAGAAACTATTCATATTTGAACCTGCCGTTGTGATACCTATCAATAATTTATTGACATAAGATTTTTGTGCCTGTTTATAAACAAAGTATTCGTTGGCATTTTTGTATGCATGGATTTCATCCAATATGAAAAAGTTTGCATTCAATCCGTCTGCCTTTTTTGAATCAGATGCAAGTGCCTGAATTTTGATTGCACCAATCTTTCCACCATCTTCATCATAGAAGGAACGGTTGATTGAATGTTCACTGTTGTTGTCAAGTATTCTGAAGTTTTGTTTTTCACCCATGATTTCAAGGTTTTCAAGAATGTTGTAAAAACTTTCAAGTGCCCTGTCAAGTTTTGTCGCTATGATGTACACGATTGAATAATACTTTCTTTCCAACAATGACAATGCCCATGCAAGTGCAGATGCAAAAAAGGTCTTTGAATTTTTCCTTGGTAGAAAGATGAAGGCTTCTTTGTATTTCCGTTCGTCCGTCCCTGCAAGATAAATGGCAGAAACATTGTACACAATGAACTTCTGCCAATCTTCAAGAATATATGGTTTTCCTTTTGCCGTCCCTTTGATATGAACAAAGGTTTTTTCAATGATGCCAATACAAAATTCTGCATCCTTGAATCTTATTTCATATCTTTCATCTTCCAAATCTGAAAGAAACCGTTCGGCTGCTTGTATCAATTCCTTACATGCAATCTTTTTTCCACTAACAATATCCTTTGCATACTTCAAAACAATATCAAAATTCTTATGTTCCAAAATTCATCAACGCCTGTTCCAACTTGCTTTGTTGCTTGGTAGGTTCTTTCATTGAATCCTTAATCTTTTTCAATCCTGCAGGTGTCAATCCAAGTGCATTTGAATATTGCAGAATATCTTTTCTTAAGGATTCCAAGGTTGCAACAATTGGTGCCCTTTTTTTGTTTTCACTGTATCCTGTGTTTTCAACAACAGTGAATTTTGTTTTCTTGAATTCTTTTTCAAGTGCCTGATATTGTTCAACAAGTCCTGAATAGATTGAAATGGTTGTGTCAAATTCAGGTTTGTAAATTCCAAGGGCAATCATATTTTCTTTTGTTTTGGAATGAACTGTCATTCGGTTTACCCCCTTCCAAAATTTTTTTTGAAAAACAGGTCTTGGTCGGAAATCCT